TTAAATGGGAGGGCATAAGCTTAGCTTCATTTAATCCAGCGGCAACTAGGCTAGGACTTTTAATCAGAACACCAGGTACTGAAACAATAACTGAATATATGGTATTTAAAAAATTAGCAATGCACCGCGGATCTACGTTTATTGGTTTTGAAGATCGGGACGAGGTCACAAAAACAGAAACTAGAATTGCGTGTACAGAGGATAATCGTATTAAGGTAGGAACTGCGTCACGGATGACATCTGCAATACTATCTGCATTTTGCTATGAAGTGGATCCTACGATGATGCATGTTGCACACTTTAACTACACTACTGCATTGCTTGATGTTCCGACAGCAGCCAATGTTACCGTATATAATCCGAATGACGGAACAGCAGGAGAGGTTCGTAACTTAGCGGGATCGGATAAGACTATAGAAACAGTGGACACTGTTAGTCAGCATTCGGTTTCTATTAAAGCTGAAATCGGCTGGGGGGATCCTTTCAAGATGCACGTTGTTGTATGGCCTAAGCCTTACCAGTAAAGGATAATATATGAATATATCTACTATTATAAAGAAAATTGGTGATATTGCTCTTGCTACGGTTACGTCTCAAGATGAAAGAGTTCAGATTGAGAAAATTCTTTCTAATCTTGAATTGCATAAGGCCGAATTACAAACAGATATTGCTAAGATGGAGCTTAAACACAGTAATTTCTTTATTACTGGGGCGAGATATAGCGTTTTTTGGGTTTGTTCTGCTGGATTATTATTTCATCTTATAATAAGCCCATTAATGCGAACGGCTGGATTACATGTGCCACCAGTTGATATAGATAATTTAGTCTCAATGGTATCTTTAATTTTTGTTAATAGTGGATATAGGACTATCGAAAAAATTAAGGGTGTGGCGCGTGATCATTTCTAGAACAAAAATATAGCAAAACATGTAAAAATAAGTTATAATTAAGCTTATTAATATATTTTTTAACGGAGTAAAAAAAATATGAATAAAATTATAATTTTGATAATGATAGTATTTTTTTGTTTTGGATGTTCGGCATTCACACAAGTTATTTCGAATAAAAATGGACATACAGACTCGGTAGTAAAATATGAACAGAAAACACCAACTAAATTAGATTTTCCTATAGAAAAAAATGATAAAGATAATCATTGATGATTTAATCCCAATTTCTAAATTACGACATAGGATGTGTTTTAGAAATAATAAACGTTCGTCTTATACGCCATCTAAGACTAAGAAATATGAAGAAATAGTCCAATGGCATGCTAAAAAAGAGATGAAAGGCAAAAAGATTTTTGATTCTTCTGTATGTTTGTTTGTTTTCTTTTTCTTTACACCACCCGAAAGCTGGAGCGAAGCTAAAAAAAAGAAAACCATTTCAAATAAAATATTTCATACATCAAAACCAGATCTTGATAATTTGGTTAAGGCTATAAAAGACTCTTTGACGAACATAGTATATATAGATGATCGTTTAGTATCACAATTAATTGTTTCTAAACAATATAGCGATAAAAATAAGGTTCGTATTTTTGTAGGTGATGCTACTAACCTAGATTATGATGAAATTTTTAAAATAATGGATAATTAAATGATTCCAAGCTTAATTGTAAAAGAAACAACTATCTGCGTATTTTTAATTGTATTATTAAGCTCAATTATATCGTTTTTTATAAAAAGATTTTTTGAAAAAACTGATAGATTACAAGAAAATGTAGAAAACATAACCAAAGAAACAATTGAATTAGAAGCAGAAGTTAGTACTTTGAATAAAGAAATAGATGATATTAAAAAGCTTTTGATAAGAAATGCTTTTGATAAAGATCTTTAGATTAGCTCGTAATGGCCTAAGTCATTAAACCCATTGTTTATAGTATTCCCATCATTATTCCAATCTCCGCCCCATATAATAGGTATTTCAAGATATCTAGCAATCTGTATTACTTGTCCAGCAAAATATTTAATTTGCCCGACTTCTTTTGGATAATCTCCGTTAATCATCTTATTGTTTATGTACGGGTAAACATCAACAGCTAATGATGGTCTTTGATTATGTTTGCTATCAGGCCATTTCTTTTGTGAAAGACCTTTATTATACATTTTCTCTTGTTCATCTCTGTTTCGAAATCCACAAGCAATAGTACAATCTATAGTTTTTATAACTTCATTAAATAATTTTTGTAATCGTGGATCACAAGTGGAAAGTCTTTTTGATGATGTCTGGCTAAAATAAAACATAATTTTGGTATTTAATTGTGTCGAAATCTGGCTTGTGTATTTATTTCAAACTTAAATATGGATAAATGGTTATTTAAGGCTTCTATGTTAGAATAAAAGATTTCGACACATTAATTATTATATGTTATTTTCGTATTACTGTCTATTTCTTTTGTTCGTTTTTTCTTCTATTATTTTTGCTAATCTTCTCAAACATTAATGCAGTACATCTACAAGCCATCTTAATATCTTCATATTCAGTATTGTATCGTATTCTTTTGTTTAATCTATAAAGAGAATCTATATCTTCTTTAGTAAACCATTTATCTAATATTTTTTGATTTTTCTCTCTTTCTGCTTGAAAATATTTTGTTATTTCATACTGTGGATGAGAGGGATCATTAAGGATTTTTTCTCTTCTTTCTTTTTCCCACGAGGGCAAACTTTTAATAAGCTCGCTGAATGCTGACATATTAATTCCTCTTAAAATGGGATATCGTCGTCGAAGTCTGAAGCTGATTCTTGTTTGTTATTTTCGCTTGGCGTATAACTCATTTTATTTTGTTCTCCTGCGAACTCTTTATAATAAGTGATATTATTATATTTTGAATCCTTTTTATCAATCTCAATATGTAACATTATTTTTTTTCCAACTAGGTTATTTGTATCAATTACTTTCATTTTTTTTACTCCTATATATTAAGCTGCTTTATCTACAATATCTTTTAATTGCCTTCGAGCAATATCCCGAGCAATATCGGTTGGATGATGAATATTATAATTATTAAATATCTTTCTGTTTCTATATTGTGTATCACCAATTAATTTAAATTCTATTCGTATCATCTTATGCCCATTTCTTGAAAAAACCTCCTCAACCTTTTCAATAACAGCATTATAATCTCCTGGCGGGATTGGCTCGAAATTATTTATTTCTTGAGATGATTCAACGTCATCTAAATTAAAATCTAATTCTATTAATGTCATGATTATTTTCTCCTGTTTTAGTTTTTAAGTTTTCAAAATATTCAACAATTGCTGAATGTCCGTTATATGATGCTAACGTTTTAGCTGTAAAGCCATCTTCGTCTTTAGCTTTAATATTAGCTCCTTTTCCAATTAAATATTTAATTAATTCTAAATCTCCTGATTTTGCATAATCTAATAATGCTTTATCTATTGGTTTAAGTTTCATTTATGCATTCCAAAGATTATAAAAAGAATTTCAAGCAATTCAAAATGTGATAATCCTTCTGTTAGTGCTAAAACTTTCTCAAAATATCTATCTCCAAATTTATTATAAAGATACTCTTCGTTTTCTTTTAGTAAAGAAAAAAGTCCCTCGCGATCTCTACCTTCTATAGTAATTCTTTCTACGAGAACTTGGCCAACTGTTCCAGTTTCTGACGGCCATTTTAATTCATCTCTAATCTCCATCAACATTCGCCCCATCTTTCATTCTCAGAGCCTATATTATCTTCAAATAATCCTATCATATTATCTGCATCTTTTCTGTATAGTTCTTTTTCTTCTTCAGACAATGCTATATAGGACGAATTCATTACTTTAATCATGCCCTCATCAAGTATGTCATCATCAAGCCATCTAATTTGTGAGCGATCTAAAAGCCATTTTAGCCACCCCTTCTGTTGATCATGTAAAAGTTCAGCAACTTGCTCTCTTAAATCAATTTTCATTGTCATTTCTCCTTTTTAACCATACTAAACTCTTTAGCTCTAAACCTATCACAGATCCGACCAAAGCTGCTAACTAACGAGGGAGAAGATACTCGTGCTATAGATATTTGTAATACATTATCCATCGGTTTAAGTTTCATTTTCTTCCTGCCTTATTTTTAGTTGGGACGTTCTCTTTACTATTTCCTCTGTTATCTTGTTTAATGCGTGTTGATAAGCTTCTTCGTTATTATTATATTTTTCAAGAAAATTATTCCATTTATTTTTTTCTTCATCGGTAAAAACGTCATTTTTAAGAAGATTTAATATTCCGTCTTTAAGATCTTTATGATTTTGATCAACTGATATAGGTTCTTGTTCTTGACTCATCTCTTCAGAAGTAACAAGACCTGAAATGCTAAATGCTCGTTTTAATGCAAATACTTCAGCCACTTTAATTAACATAGCGCTTGGATAGCTTCGCCATATTGGATTTCTATTGTTCATTCCATATTCTTTAAATTTTACTTCTGCTTTAAAACTATGAGACATATCTTTGCGCCATACCTCACAAATAGCTTTGACTGGATTGCCATTTTCATCATCAATAGTATGACTATCAAGCCCATCAAATTGTCCGCTATCATGAGCTATTTTTAAATATCCATCACGACTGGTAAAAATAGTAGGTGCTTCAGCAACTTTATACTTTATAAACCATATCTGTTTAGCTAATGGATCAAGACCATATTTTTTTGCAAGATGTAAAAACATTTGTAATTCATCATCTGTAGCATTTTTTGCAACAGTCTTTTTTACTAGTTCTATCTGTTCTGGAGTAAAGCTATTTATTTCTGCAATAGATTTACTCCCTTCTTTTTTAATAATTTCAGTGCTCATTTTCTCTCCTTAATATAAAAAAATTTACTATGTGACTATTATACATTATATCGCACCTGCGTCAAGCATTTTTTTTAAAATATTAAAGAAAAAGATAATATTTTAATTCTTTTTATTATTTTTTCTGATATAATGGCTATGATACTTAATCAATAATGTAATAAATTATAGTTTTCTAAAAAATAGGAGTATAAATATGACAGCAGTTAACAACCTGAAAAAATACAGAAAAATAGCTAATTTAACTTTGAATGAACTGGCTCAACTTGCGGGTACAACGCAAGGCAGCCTTAGTAATTATGAAGTGGGAAAGATTACACCGCCGATTAAAACGGCTCTTTCGATCATAAACGCTTTAAATGGGCAGTTAAAAGAACTAAATAGACAAGGATATTGTGTTAAACCAAACTTATCATTGGATAAAATATGGACAAATGGAACCGTTAATAAGGGTAAGTGAACGGTGAAAATTAAAAGGAATTATAAAAAAAGAGGGTTAAGAAATGGCAAAATTTCGGCAAAAAAATCTTTATGTGAACATTTTTAGAAAAATTTGGAACGATAATAAGTTCCCTTTTTTAAAAGATGGAATTCAACTTGTTTATTTTCATCTGCTCACAACTCCATATTCTAACGCTTTGGGTTTATTCAAAGCATCAATCGGCGCACTTGCTGACGAGAAACGTTGGAATTTAAAAAAATATAAAGCAGCAGTGAACGAACTTATTAAACTGGAAATTATTGACGTCTGCGAAAAACACCAAGTAATATATTTGAAAAATTATTTTAAGTATAATCCTCCAACATCCGTAAACTCTTGGCAAAACTGGGTTTTTTTATTAAATGAATTGCCAGATTGCAGATTAAAGAGAGAATGGTACCAAAATCTTAAGAACAAAAAGTATGCGGAATCTGACATTATTCCGAACGGAATATCGCATGGGATCCTAGATGGGATCCTGGATGGCATGTCACATGGCATGTCACATGGCAAGCAGGATGGCAAGCAGGATGGCAAGCAGGATGGCATGTCACATGGCAAGCAGGATGGCAAGGCACATGGGAAGCAGGATCCATTAGCATTAGCATTAGCAATAGATAAAGAAAATATAGAAAAGAAAGTGATGCGCAAGAATTGTACAGCCAAAAATTCTTCCACCATTGTCGAGGACGCTTCGCTTACCTCGACGTCTTCTTCTTCAAAAATTATTTATGAAGTTTTCGATTACTGGCGAACCGTCATGAATCATCCTAAAGCGATTTTAGATAAAAAGCGAAAAACAATAATTGCAAAAACTTTGAAATCGTATAACAATGATTCTGCAAATTTGAAGCTTGCTGTGGACGGATGCGCTCAATCAGGATTCCACATGGGAAAAAATCCGCTCGGTGAAGTTTATGATTCGATTGAACTCATACTTCGCGATGCAGATCACGTTGAAAAATTTATTCAACTAGCAGAAAAGAAAAAAAATCAAAAATCTGTTGTTGAAGACTTCATTTCAGGAGGAGATGAAAAATGAAAAAGGAAAAATCGAGAAAAAACTTTGTGTCCCAACTAAGGAGAATTGATGTTGTGTTTAATAAAAATGTATTAGAAAACAAAGATTTACTGTATGAATATTGGAATATTTTACAGAATTTCGAGGCAGATATTATTTCTGAAGCCGTGGACGAAAGCATTAAATCCGATCTTTACTGGCCTCGTCCGGCAAGACTTAGAGAACTGTGCGAAAAAATAACGTTACGCGTAAAAGTTAGAACGCAGCCCTCAGCTCAAGAGATAGCGGAGCAAGCGGCACAATCATTTCAAAATAAAATTATATACATTATCGAAAAAACTGGTAAAAATTATGAAGAAGCTTTCAAGCAGGCTATATCTCAAGAGAAGCAGCTGATAGAAGGTGCCAACCAAGGCTGTAGCAAGGAGATATTAAAAAATTAGTACCTTGGCATGGGTGAAATTTTAAACGCCACAATGCCTATTATTTTAGCTCTCAGCTATGTATAAGATTTAGCCAGAATATGGGGAGTATTTCTTTTCGAAAATATCCGGAGGTTGGACATGTTTCCTGTCTTTTTCATCAATGACGATGTAATCACCATCTAAAATCCACATTTTACCATTCGGAGTATAGAGGTAAGGCAAACCAATATCTTCATAGATACCGTCCTCCATTCCTTTCTCATACTTAGCGGCTTTTACGATTTCTGGTTTTCTTAGATAGGTTTGCATTTTTAGACCTCCTTGCCTTAGAATTTGCAATTGCAACAGCTTGTTTAGGTTATTTTCCAGCAGAAATTTCTGTCTGAATATTTTTTAGTCTAACTTTCTTTAATTTCCCTGAAAGTAACGGCATTTTTTTTCCCTAGATTTAAATTTTCATAATAAGCTAAAAGAGATTTCTTCGATAAAATCCAGGTTCCGGTTTTAAATTTTTTAGCATCTATAAATTTGTTTTTACACAAATATTGGATGTGTCGTTTATTTTTATTAACAAGTATAGCCGCTTCATTAGTTGTAATAGAGTCTTTTAAGCTCATAATTATTCCTTTTAGAATAAGCGCAGAAAGGGTGCCGTTGGAGTATTTTCATGTTTTAGTTATAAACATGAAATCTGCGCTTATTATTCGTCCATTATATCATATTTATCATGTCGCACAAGCGAAATATAAAAAAATATCTTGTAAGCTTTTTCTTACGTAAAATTCAGCATTTGGTCTGTATCTTTTTTATTAAAAATAATTTAATATAATAAGGCTAATTAAAATATAATGGATTATTATTTAATTAGTACCATAGGCGGCATTGCACTTATTCTTTATGGATAAAGAATAAGTGCAAATGCTTCATTCGCCGTCCGTTTTTTTCCACAATTTAAATTTAAAAACATCGCCTAACCAATACCTCCATTCATCGAAAGTTTCTTGTGCTTGTTGCCAGTCATCATCCTCTCGATGATAATATTCGTCCTCATTCCTTGATTCTATATCCATCATTATTTACCTCCCCATTTTTTAAATTTTCGGCTCTTATTATTTTAATCATTTCTTTTATATAACTCGGAAATAAGCCGTGCATATGATTAATAAGTTGTCTCGCTTCGTTTTTTGTCAAAATCATTTTATTGTCTTTCATTTTTTCATCCCAATACTTCTGAGATTTTGCGCATATACTTTTCTTTTGTAAACTTATACGAATGCGCAAAAAGACGAAATCTATAGAGTCTCATTAGATCGTGAAGATCACTATTTTTTAGTAAAATGTATTCTCTTTTTCCTTCTAAATATGGCTTTATATATTTTAATAATGCCTTTTTGATTTCATTTGGATTGCTAGAATTCATACCACATGAAAGTACGTAATTGCTATCATTGTCTACTATTGAATAATACATAATTAATTCCCCTTTAATAAGTTAACTAGATTTTGAACATGATTATTTATACCTGCAATCCTTCCACATATTAGGTTTTTTTTTATTTCTTTTTCTTCTAAAAATTCTTTTATTTCTTCCGTTGCAGCCTTGATTAATACTTGATAAATATTTATCTTTTCTTCTTTAGTCATTGTCATACCCTCATTTTTTATAAAATATATTTTTTATGGAATCTTTTAATCCCTCGCTCAATCATTCTTTTTTGAAAAAGCAGATGATCAACTTTATCTCTATTTCTCTTTGATATAAATTTATCTAATTCTGTTTCAAACTCTCGTAATTTGTCATATAAAATATCAAGATTTTCAAAATCATCACATGATAAGTTCATTGTCGTTTCTCCTCTTTTTATAACTCAGTGTGTTTTATAGTGTTCATGTTCGTTCTCATTATTTATTTTGCGAGTGCGTATAACTCTTCGTCGCTTAAGTATAAGTGTTTCGTGTCCCCGTTTTTCAAATAATATCGACGACTCGGACTATTTCGCTTCAATATTGTAATATATTCATTACCTTCTTCGTCATAGTCATCATCAGTTTTAGCTATTCTCCATTCTTTATCAGTATTCATAATGTTTCTCCTTTTTAAAAATAATAAAATTTAATAACTTATTTTGTACATCTTATAGTGTATAATTTCTATATTTGTTAATAATGTAGACGAGTTATGCCCCCTATTATTAAGCTCATCTAAATTAATATTATTATTGCTACACCATTTTTCAAGTTTATCGCCGCTATCAAAAAATTCTATATCGTCAGAAGTATTAAATATCTGTCTGATTTCAGCACTTCTATAGATAGAATAGGCTGGGCTTTTATCTAGAAAATCTAAAATTTCTGATTTTAAAATTTCAGACATTTTATCGATAATTTCAAATGTTTCGTTTTTTAATGATTTTTTAATAGATATTAGGGCTTTTTGATCATTTTCACTTTTTTTACTAACAGTTAAATATTCCTCGCAAGCTTTAGTATCTATATAGTTTTTTATATCTTGTAAGAATTCTGCTTTAATTTCGTTTTTAATTTCGTTCATTTTCTTTCTCCTGACCGTTTCTTTCTCTTCCTTCGGGGTTTATTTTCTGCTTCTTTTAAATATTCTACTATCTCTGTGTGACCATTGCATTCAGCCAAAACTAATGCGTGAATTCCCCACATATTTTTAGCTTCAATGTTTGCACCGTTTTCTACTAGTAATTTTACTATTTCCGTATTACCGCGGTACGCAGCTAGTAATAAAGGGGAGTTTTCTTGGGAGTTTTTTTGATTAATATCGGCACCATGCTCTAATAATATTTTAACCATTTTTGGATTTTGCGTATTTACAGCCGATAATAAAAATGAGGTTTTGTTTTCATCGTGACGATTAATGTTAAAATAAAATTCTTCGTTAAACTTTGACATGATATCTATAAAAATACTTTCTTGATTACGTAGTATTGACCAGCTCAGGATATCGATAATATTCAATTCAATTAGTTCACGCGTTTTCATTGTCTTTCCTCCTTTTAAATTTAAAATAATAATAAAACTAAGCTTCAATTAATTGATTTGCAACTTTTTCAGCAGCATACCACACTAGCAAAGTTTCAAAATTTGAAGCACGGAATACCTCGTTTGCGCCCCTAAAATGAGAAATCATCTTAAGAATGCTCTCGCCGTAATCTTCTCCGTCATCACCTAACATTTTCCAAATTTCATCCTTATGATTTTTATATAGCTCGGATGTTTCGTCATCATAAATAAGCCCTTCAAAGCCATTTTGCGCCCCGTTCTTAGCTAAATCGCATAAAGTCCCTTCGTCAAAGTTAGCTATAATCCAGCTCTTAAATTCGTTCATTGTCGTTTCTCCTTTTAAATAAAGCCTAATAAAACTAATTAATAATCATTTTTTTTAATCTTATATCCACATTATATCGCATGTGCGACATTTGTCAAGCTTTTTTTTTTAATATATTATAAATAAATGATTATATATTAAGGAAAAGCGCGGAAATAATATAAATTGTTGCGTAAGTATATGATTATGATATAATGTGGGCTAGGATTAATATTTTATTGTTTAGTTCAATAAAGTACAATATAAGGAGATTGATTATGCCGTTTAAACCTGGACGAAGCGGCAACCCCAACGGGAGACCGAAGGGGGTTACCAGCAGCAGATTGAAATACAGAAAGATTTTTGAGGAGAGAGGGGAGGACGTTAATAAAAAGATTCTTGAGTTGGCTTTGGAGGGTGATCCTTCTTTATTAACTTATATAAGTAAAGTGATTACGCCGCTCGTCGGAAAAGATGATTTTTTAACAGGTATAGACTTGAAAGGCTCACCGCTGGATCAAATTAAAAAGATTAATGAGTATATAACAGAGGGTGAAATAACAGCTGCGGAGGGAAGTAAACTAATGGAAAATGCTGTTACTTTCGAAAAACTTATACAAGCAGCGCAGTTTGAAGAAAGAATTAAAAAACTTGAGAAAAAGGCAGGACTAGATAAATGAACTTATTTAAAAGAAAGAAATATCTATTTTTTCTAACAAGTAGAGAAACAAAAGAACTCTATGAGCTTGTTGCTGATAAAATGTTAAAATATACACAGAAAAAGTACAATACATCTCAAGAAGTTGTGTTAACAATCTTACAAACAGAAATACAGCTGCAAAAAAAACTTAAGAAACGAAGATATTTTTATATTAATGACGAAAGATATAAAAGAGTAAAAGTTCCTGGAAATGATCAAACTATATACAATTGGGATCCGGAAGAATGAATAAAATTAAATATGATGAATATGACAAAGCAAAACAAAAAGAAAGAGAAGAATCAGGATTGGAAGAAATTATAGTAAAAAGAGAATTGAAAAAGAAACTAAATGTGAAATATGTAAATGTAGAATTTTCTGCTTCTCAAAGAGAAATGTTATTACGATTAATTGATCAACAATTATCTATTTTATTTACTTTTTTTGAATATGATATGGTTAGGTTTGTTTATAATGATTTATTAGCTTTACAACATAAATTAAGTCATGAAGATGATGAGCTTTCACCTCGTTATAAATATTGCACATATGTAGATAAAGAAACATTTCCAGAATCGGGTCATCTTCTAACTACTGTGGCCGATTGTCTTTATATTAATGGTGATATTTATAAAAAGAAAATAATACATACAGATAATGGTGGTGAAAAAGTTATATATGAATTAGATGAATAAAAGGAAAATAAATGAGAACATCTAATTACGACGAACATAAAATACATGACATCATTGTGAATATGCCCCACGTCGGTGTTGATGAAATGATCGAATTTCTAACAGCTGTTCATGATGATATCGAGGAAATGAAAGGCGTTATCAATGCCTTATCTGAGTCAATTGAAGGGATAAAAGTGCGTATGCAGAGTATTGAAATTGGATATAGACTAATGAGTAAAAAGAAATGAATAGGGCTGGACGGGAAAATCATCAGACAGATTTTTCAAAAAAATGGATAAATTGAATAGAAAAAGGAAGAAGTTGTCCTTAGTAAAGGAGATCAAAATTGACTAATGAGTTTGAAAAATGGATGTCAGATAAATTTGATGACGAAAGCTTATACGCTGTAGCAAACCTCAGCGCCCCAGTCAGCTTTCCGCACATTTTTAATTCGCCTAAAACAACAGAATTGTATGAAAAATATAAAAAGGAAATCTGGGAAACACTGTGTGATGATGCCGCATCATGTAGAATGAATATTGTAAAAATGATTTCTAATTTTGAAGGGGCGGGGGGTGTTACGGGTGTTACCCAATTTGAAAATTTATTAGTATGGTATGCCGCGGAAAGATTTGCATACAAAACGAGAGATGACAATGACTAAAAAACCAACTAACGAAGAAATAAAAATCCTAGTAGAAAAAGAGGCTTTTCGAACTGCGGAATTTTTAAATTCTTTAGAAAAAGTATATGTAGAATATAAAATGATTCTTAATTTTGACGGTTACAAACTAGAAGAAGATGACACAGGATATCTACTATCCCCGGGGCGTCCGCAATTACATCATATGCCGCCTAACGTAATAAAAAGGCTTTTTAAAATGGTAAATAAACAATTTATCAACGAAGTAAAAGAAACTGTAGATGAGATGAAAAATGAATGATGAATTTACATTAAAAGATTATGAAGAAGAAAAAATCAAAAAGATAGAATTTTTAAATAAATTAGCAAATCTTTATAAAGAATATAATCTTGTCTTTAGTTTTATAAGATTAGAAAATATAGGATATGGATTTAAGCATGAAGGATTTAATTTATTTTTTGCACCTGGTGATGCAATAGAGAATGCTTTTGAAGACGTAAAAAAAGATTTTTTAGAGGATGTAGAAAAAGATATAAAAAATCTGTTTGAAGCCACTAAAAATGCCTTTTTAGAAATAGTACAACAATAAGGATTTACGAAATATCGCTCCAGATACCGCAAAAGTAATAGATACGGAATTACATAAATGGATTATTCAAAACTTACCGAAAAATGTTAAGCCAGACCAGATCATTAAACAGATTACAAAAGCTTGAACAATATTATAATGCTGATGATATTGTTGATATCAAGATAAATGATGATTACTCATCAGAAGTAAATCATCGTTCTAAAATATATGTACCGAATAAAACCGCTCAATTATTTCATGCTTCTAATGATACTGTTAAAGTAGTAATGGGGGCTTTTCGAAGTGGTAAATCAGTAATGAGTTGCCACGAAATATTATATAAAGCATGTACAATACCTAAGTGTAAAGATGGGATTAGACGTTCTAGATGGATTGTTGTTAGAAATACTATAGGAAAAATTGAAACTACTACTTTAAATACATGGTTACAATGGTTTAATCATTTACCAATAGTTTCTAAACGAAAGAAACCAATTATTATACATCAATACAGATTTAATGATGGCGAAGGAATAATTGAGCTTGAACTTTTATTCGTTGGATTAGATAGAGAAGATCAACGAGATTCTTTGGAATCATTGGAAGTTACAGGCGCATATTTTAATGAATTACAGCATATTCCATATGGAATATTTTCGCATATGATAGGTCGTGTTGGTCAATATCCTGCCAAATGGCAAATAGAAGCTCCTTTTTGGGGTGGAATATTAGGAGATACAAACCCTCCTGATACTGATCACTGGCTATACAAGTATTTCGAAGAAGAGAAGATTGAAGGAACAACATTATTTAGACAGCCTCCTGGATTAATCAAAAATGAACATAATCAATGGAAAGATAATCCAGCAGCGGACAATGTAGAAAATCTCAAAGAACATTATTATTACGATTATGCAAAACAAAATAAATTTAGAGAAGAGATTATTAAAGTCTATTGTCGAGGCGAATGGGGAATTGTTGTAAAAGGTAAGCATGTTTTCGATGAATATAACGATGACCTGCATGGTGTAAATGATATCGTGCCTTTAGAAAATACTGCTATATATTTATGTTGGGATTTTGGATTAACACCGGCTTGTTTAATAGTTCAATTCAGAGATGATGGTCAATTGAGATGTTTGAAGGAATTTACAACAGAAAGAATGTTTATAAGGGAACTGGCAAAAGATATAGTTAAGCCATTTATAGAGAAGAATTTTACCGGATTTCCAGTTGTTTCAGTTGGAGATCCTTCAGGTGATGCTGGAAAAGGGGTCTCTGAGATGGCTATAAGTTCGATGGAGATATTAAGAGAGGAAGGAATAGAGACACGAATAGCCATTACTAATAATATCTTGCCTCGCTTAGAAGCTGTAAAGTATTATCTGAATAGGCTTATTTCTGGTGAGCCTGCCTTCTTGCTTTCTAAGACTGGTTGTCCTATCCTGAGAAAGGCGATGAGTGGTTATTATTTCTACAAACGAATGAGAATTATTGGCGAAGATACTTATAGAGATCTTCCGAACAAAAATCATCCATATAGTGATATAGCAGATTGCTTACAATATGGCGCAATGGAGTGCTATCAACAAAGCGAGAAAACGCCTGCGGATATAGTAAATGATCAGTTTGAATATCAGAGTGTTTGGTTATAAGGTAAAGAAATGAATATAAGAAAATTTAGGGATATTTTGATTATTAGTATAGATTCAGCTTTAGACTGTATTGAAGATATGAAAGATATAACATCAAAGAAAAAGCTGGAACTTTTTGTAATGCAATTATAACGTAATAAAAATATTATGGAAGAAATAGAGACCAAGATTGTCAAATATACTAAGGAGAGTACAAATGATAAAGACCAAGGAAAATGGAAAAGAAAAAGATAAAGAGATATTAGATGAGATAAAAGAAAATATAGCACGGTGGTATGATTATTTTAAGGACAATATAACTAATTATAAAGATGAGGTAGATTTTGTTGTAAATGGTAATCAATGGGATGAATTATCTGTTAAGGAGTATGAGCGGCGTAGAAAGCCGATGCTCACTATTAATAAACTATATTCATATATTCAACAGATTGTTGGTGAACAAAGATCAAAAGATTCGAATATTAAAGTTAGATCTATTAATGGTGTTATTTCTCAACAAGAGCTTTCATTAAGTAAAGGATTATTAAAAAGTATTGCTTATAATTCTAAGGCCGATATTGTTTATCAAACAGGGCTTGAATGTTCTCTTTTAGGTTTTGGGGCAATGGGAGTTAAGACTGATTATGAAAATGAGAATAGTTTTAATCAAAAAGTAGAATTTTATTCTATTCCTGAGCCTTATAAGGCTTTTTTCGATCCTTCAGCAGAAGATGTAACAAAAAGTGATGGTGATTATTGTGGCGTATATACGATAATGACCCGTAAAGAGTTCGAATCTGCTTATCCAAATATAGAAGTTCCAACAACATTACCAGCTTCAGATAATAATGTAGCTGGTGTTTTTGATTGGATATCAAAAGAAGAGGTTGTTATTGCAGATATATATAAGAAGAAATGGAAAAAGAAGAAAATAGTTTTATTAAGTGATGGTAGAACTGTTGATAAGAAAGACGCTGAACAAATTATTGAAGATCATTATAATAGTCTTACTTATGATGAAAATAATATAATTGCTCCTAGTTTTATACCATTAGAGATTATAGATGAAAGAGAAACGAATGATTATGAGATATATCATTATAAGATAGGAGCAGCAGAGGTTTTAGAAAAGAGCTTATGGCCTTCTAAATACTTACCGATTGTTTTTGAGGATGGCAATTCATTTTATCTTAATGGGAAACAGATAACCAAATCATTCACTTTATTTGCTAGAGATGCACAAAAATTCTATAATTTTCTTAAAAGTGATATTACTCAATATGTCAAAAGTGGTCGTAAAGAGCAATTTATGGGACCAAATGGTTGTATTAAAGATAATAAAAATATTTGGAAAAATCCAGATACTGTTCAAGGATATTTGGGTTATGATATTGTAAATGGTATGAAACCAGAAAGAGTTCCACCCATTGAAATTCCGTCAACATTAATTAATCAACAAGCCTATGTAGATACAGAGCTTCATACAGTTTTAGGTCTTTTTAATGCTAATAGAGGAGCAGCCGGAAACGAAATAAGTGGTGTTGCAATTGCCAATAAAATACGTCAAGGAAATAATAGTGCTTATATATATATAGATAATAGAGATAGGGCTATTGAGCAACTTGATCGTGTTGCATTATCATTATTTCCTTCAATATATGATACTCAAAGAGTTGTTCATATAACTGATGATGATGGCAATTCTAAACAAATTGAGATAAATGACGGAAGAAATAATCTTTCCAGAGCTGAATTAGATATTGAAGTCGAAGCAGGATCATCTTTTGCCTTACAGAAATTTGAGAATCTTACAGCATTAAAGGATTTAATTAGTGTTTATCCTCAAGCAGCTCCGTTAGTTGCTGATAAATATGCTAAAAATTTAGATTTAGATGATTCTATAGTTATTCGCGATAGATTAAAAGAATTAGTCCCACCAGAAATTATAGCTAAAGAAGAAGGTCGTCCGCCTCCTCCTCCAAAACAAAATCCGATGGCTATGCTTCAAATGCAAGCTGCTAAAGCTCAAGTGGATCGTACACAATCAGAAACACATAAGAATAATACAACAGCTTTAAAAAATACAATTGATGCACAAACAGCACAGCTAGATGCTATAAACGAATTCATGAAGACACGGCATAGCCGTGAAGATAGAGAGGCTCAATTAGAGTTGGGGCACAAAAAGGCTGATGCTGAGATCGCAAAAGCATATTTAGATCTGCTTGCTAAAGTTCAAGAGACAGGGAAACAGTTAGAACAATTACCAGGAGAAAGATTATGAGTAGACATGTAGAAAGAGGATTAAAGAATCTATTAAAAGCCATTGATAATATTGATGTTATTTTATCTAAAGATGAAGCGGCGATAATATTAAAAGGACGTCAGCAAATTAATGAGGTTTTGCAACATTATTTATCACATAAAGATAATATAAAAGAAGTTGTAAACGTTCTTAGAGATTGTCGTAAGAGATCTAAAGAACAAAAGGAGAAGGAGAATGGCTAAAAAGTGGATAACAGGAGCTATTAAAAAGCCTGGTGCTTTAAGAGAAGCATTGGGGGCTAAAAAAGGAAAACCTATTCCAAAAGCTAAAATAAAGAAAGCAGCAGCACAGCGAACTAAAGCTGGCGGTATGACAAAACTTGCTGAGCGTGCTCAATTGGCTAAAATTTTGGCTAAATTTCCAAAAAAAGGCAGAAAAAAGAAATAAGAATAATCTTATTTCAGAATAAGCCTTATTTTTGGAATTATGAATTATTAGTAATTTCGTTCTGTTCATCCACCCAATCAAAAAATGCCTTTTCATCAAGTAATACAGTTTTACCGACACGACGGATTACCTTCTTAAAACCATTTTTTTCCGCGTTATGTATTAAATAACGAAGACCTCCTTTGGGTGGCCAAGGATGATATTTATTCCATTGGGCTGCGGGAATGATTTTTCTTTTAATGTTTTCATTTTTCATAATTTATTCTCTATATAAAAGTATAGCATCGAAAAAGTTTGGCACTCAGCCGCGCTGAATGCCAACTTTTTCATCTTTTAGAGTTGTAATTTGTATAAAAATATGCGTCTCCTAGGAGGGTGTATAAAAAATAGTTGCAATTTATATATAATGTGCTATATTTAAGTTTCATTGTCATTTCTTTACATAAATATCGCAAACCTTCCTAGATTCCCGAAAATAACCATTTTCGGGAATCTTTTTTTTTATACAGTCCTAAAACCCCCAAACAATAGTATTTTACTTCGCTTATGCGTTATGCTATAATGATCGTTTTCGGGAAAGTTATTATATAATGTTATATTTTAGAGGGGGGATAAAAAATGAGTAAGACAATAGACAGCAAGGAATATACCTATGAATCAATTGCAAAATTAGTTAGAAATTTACCTTTTAAGGATCAACTATCTGAAAACATGCAATATCAGTCTTTAGAAGATCTAACTATTTTTCTCTATCAAAAGAAGTGAATTAACAATGATGAATGAAGAAGATAGAAATAAAATAGATGATAAAAAAATGGGGAGGGGTTGAAATGCACATAAAAGAAATTGACAAATCTAAAACTTGTTCTCAGTGCTATTTTGCTAAAAAAGAGGAGATCACGTCATATAATGGATTTATTCGTATAACGAAGCCTAAAAATCCAAATGGTCTCTATTGTTCAAGCTATGATAAATGCGTATTGCCGGATGATATATCATGTTTTGATTTTATCGATCGTGATGAATAGAAAAGAGGAATATAAAATGAGTAGTGAGGCAGAAAGATATTTTACAGATGATGTTATAAAACATTGTAATCTTGAGAAATTTATAAAAAAGCATGTGGATTCATTTATAATGAATCATCAGCTCATTGCTCATTATTTTGAAGAAAAAGAAAGAGTAATGACTAGTGTGTTAGAAAATGAAATTAGAGCGCAAATAGAAGCTTCATTTAATAGATGTTTAGACGATAAAATAGAAAAAATAGTTAGAATCTCTGTGAGAGATTTTTTTATATATATGAGTAACCTTGCTGATAGAGAGGAGTAAAGATGTGTATCAAGTTTTACCCATGCAAACCAGATATTTTTGAAAAGCTTTATGAAAGAATAGAGGATGAAAAGTGTGATAAAAGAAATTAAAAATAACCTATGCACTGAATTAAAGAAAAGAGGGAGAGATCCGCATGATGTTTCAACTAATGAACTTTGTCTGCTAGCGCATGAAAAAAAAATACATAAATATTTTGTAGATTTTTTTATTGATTTCGAAAAAGTATGTTTAAAGCATAATATTATATTTAGTTTAGGAAATATGTATTTTATAGACGAAAAATTATCTACTGAGGATGGAGAGATAATAATAGCAAGCGATGAAGTAATTAAGAGTTTTTTCAAAATGCTCAAAAAGTTTAAAGAATTCCAATAATGAAAACAAATCCCCCCAAAAAACTTAAAAATATAGAACGCCGAGTTCGCGAATATCTTACTTATAATGAAGTCGAAAAACTCATTGTATGTGCTAGGAAAATAAGTAGAAATGGTTATAGAAATTCTACTATGATTTTATTAGCTTATAGACATGCGCTTAGAGTTTCTGAATTAATTAATTTAAAATGGGGCCAGATTGATCTGGAAGAAGGTAAAATTCATATAAATAGGCTTAAGAAAGGCATAAATAGCGTTCATCCTTTAAGCGCAAAGGAAATTAGGGCTTTAAAAAAAATAAAGAAAGAGTATCCTTCTCAATCATATATATTTATTTCTGAGCAAAAAGCACCGCTTTCAGATTCTGCTTTTAGAAAGATTATGATGAAAACAGGTAAAGAAGCAGGATTTAATTTTCCTCTTCATCCTCATATGTTAAGACACTCAACAGGATTTAAATTAGCTAATGATGGTCAAGATACTAGAAGTATTCAGCATTATCTTGGACATAAAAATATCCAGCACACAGTAAGATATACTGAGCTTGCTTCTGGTAGATTTAATAATTTTTGGGGAGATTAATGTAATGAAGATATCAATTGATTCTGGTGAAACTATAGAAATGGATAAATCATCATTAATTCATATAGATAGACATTCATTAAATTTATTAAAATTATTGAGACAAATTCAAGAAGAAGATTTATTAAAAAAATATAATAAAATTTTATATGATTTAGAATATGAAATACTTCAACTTAATAGCGAACTTAATAGAATGATATCTTTAGATAAAAGAAATCATTAACTTTTTAGAGGGCGTGTCTTTTTTTTAAACTTAGGCGTTTCTTGTTCTTTCATGAAGATGAGCCCTCTATTTATTTATTAAAAACCAATTGACCTTTCTATCTTAAGCGATTAGACTTGAATCACGACTTTTGGTGAATATGCGACCACAAACGTATAGAACGGCTAATATACAGCCATAAATGTATAGCTAGCGAATATGTAGCTATAAAAAACATAGTAGGAAAAGGAGATTTTAGATGTCAGAAGAAGATAATTCTTCTGTGACTGAAGACATCGAAAATCCAGCTCCTCAAGATGAAATCCAGCCTCAAGAAGATTCTTTGGATGAAGAATTTCCAGCTGAAGAAAGTGTTGACCAAGGATTGGACGACGATGCTTCACCCACAGAGACCGAAACTCTGGAAAAAGATGAAAAATCTGATCAACCTGATGAAAAAAACGTTGAAGAAGAAGACGAAAAAGACCCGAAGTGGTTACAAAAACGCCTTGCTCGAGAACAACGTAAACATCAAAGAGAATTAGACGCATTAAAACGTTCTTATGAAGCCAAGATTCAAAATGACTTACAGAATGTTGAAGGATTATTAACCGAGGATCAAACAAAGCAATATCAACAGCGGTTGATTGAGCAACAAAATCAACAAATTCAAGTGCAAGAAGCCGTTAAAGAGCAAAGATTTGCTAAACAAATGGTTGAAGCCCTTGATAAATATGAAGATTTTGAAGCACTTGTTAAAGATCCAGAATTTGATAATTGCTTTACAGAAGCAATGTTATTAGCTGCTAAAAACACTCCTAATAGTGCTGAGCTTATTTATCATCTTTCAAAAAATAAAAAAGAAACCGCTAGAATCTCTAGATTGCCAGTAGATCAACAGATAAGAGAAATGTATTTGGTTGAAGGTAACGTTCTACATAGAACAAAACCAATAAAATCATCTGCACCCCCTCCTATCTCACAGACTAAGGCAGTCCCTAAATCAAAAGAAACCGACTCTACAAAGATGAGTTACGCTCAAATTGTAGAGAATGAAAGAAGAAAATTAGAAGAGAAATTTGGTTCTCTCTAAATTATAACTTATTGATTTTAAGGAGATCTTATTATGGCTAATACGCTTATAACTAGTACGCTATTGTCAAAGCAAATGGCTGCGACATTCAAATTAAATAATACTTTTATCGCAACTGCTAATCGTGAATATGATGGTATGTTTAGTAATAATACCTATGATGCTGGACAGGTAGTTAATATTAGACTAGATAATCAGCATATAGTTCAACGTGGTGATTCTGTTACTGCTAAAGACATTAAAGAAACGTATTTACCACTGACTTTGCAACAATTATTTACTGTTTATATTAATTACTCAACAGTCGATCTTTCCACAAAGTTGCGTTATGACACATGGAAAGACAGGGTTTTAAATCCTGCTGTACACAATATAATTTCAGATATAAACAAAGAAATAGCTGCTGATGCTGCTAATAGTGCTTATTACACTGTTGGCACTCCAGGAACAGCTATTAACACGTTTGCTGAAGTAGATTTGGCTGGTGCTGTTATGGCTGAACAAGGTATTGATAAAAGCAAAAATTGGTATTTTGCTATCAATCATCGTGATAGTTCAGCATTGAAATCATCTTTACAAAATTCATTTAATAAAACATTAAATAAAGACATAAGCTTCGGTTCAAGAATGGGTAAATTATCATATTTTGATTTTTACGAAGATCAAAGTATTGCTAAACATCAATCTTATACTGGAGATTATGGCGCACCGCTTGTTAATGGTGATGTAACATCAGGTAATACTATTGTTGCTGACGGATTTACTGCAAGTATTACTGGAATTTTGAAAAAAGGTGATGTAATTGAAATAACTCATCCAACATTACAACCTTATTTTGTTAATAGAGTAAACAAAGTTAATACGGGTCAATATGCGCAGTTTGTAGTCACTGCTGACGCAGATTCTAGTGCTGGTGGTGCTGTTACAATTCTGGTTAATCCTACGATTAATATTGATACTGCTGATCCAAACCGAAACTTATCTGGAAAAATTCCTGATGGTGCAACTATTACTGTTATTAGAAAAGGAACGGTTGCTGATGGTCTTGATGGATTACATAATGTCAATTTAGCCTATCCGTCATGCGGCTTATATGCAGTATGCCCACCTTTGCAAGAGTTTGATGGTATGGATAGCTCAACGACAACTGATCCAGACACTGGTTGGTCGGTTCGTGTATCTAAATGCGGTCAAATAGCTGAAAACTTAAACTCATTACGTCTTGACGTATTGTGTGGATGGGTATGGATTCCATCACAAGTAGTTCGAGTTGTATCCTAAATAATGGGGCTTACGCCCCTATTTTAAATAGGTACTGAGGAGGACTGTAATGGCAACAAGATCAGTAAATACTCTTATAGATAGAGCATACAGGCTTATAAATATAAAGTCTGATGATAGAAATCTTACTGGTGATCAAACCACCGAAGGTTTAGATTGTTTAAATGTTCTCATCGATCAATTATCAGGTGTAGGACTTTTTATTCCCTCATTTACTATACATGATTTTAGTCTAGTTATTGATCAAAGAGATTATGCTTTTTCTGTTGCTACTGATGGCTTTACCATCACAAGTCTTTCTCATGTATCTATAATTGAAAACGGTACTTTATATCCGGTTGATATTCTTTCTGATTCTTTATATTACGAACGAAATTATCATGCAACTTATGGTCGTCCCAGCATGTGTTTTTTGACGAAATATCCAGAAGAATCTAAATTAACTTTTTATCAAAGCCCTAATAAAGCATATTCATGCTCTATTAAAGGTAAATTTAAAATTAGTGATCAAGAGCTTAATACAGATTTAGAAGATATTCCACCTTATATGTTTTTTTACTTAGAGTACGCGCTAGGGAGAATGTTAAATACAAGGTATCCATCAAGTAGTTGGTCTGCTATGTCAGAAGATTATTATAAACAAGCTAAAAACGACATGATGGTAAGTAATGATTATAACTTAGATTTAAATGGTACAACAGTATTTCAAAGTACGAGATATGTTACTGATTTATCAGCACTGGTTTAACAATGGCTATAGAAACTAAAAATTTAGATATTATAGGAGGTTATTCAAGACATGGTTTTGATGAGTTCGATCCGAAACGTACATTAAATATGTATGTTGCTATTGATATTCAGGGAAAAAATGGCAAGGCTTTTTTTACTAGACCTGGATTAAAAGAGATAAAAGAACTTGCTGTAACTGGTAGAGGAAGAGCTGCGCATGTATTTGATAATAAAGTATTTGTTGTTATAGAGGACACCATCTATTCCTTGGACAATTCCTTCAATATTGTAAATATTGGAACAATTCTTACAAATACAGGATATGTTGGAATAGAAGATAATGGCAGTCAACTGATGTTTGTTGACGGGAAAGGGGGCTGGGTTTATGAAAAAGATACAAGTGCTTTTAGCAAAATAACATCAGGAGGTTTTTTTTCTAATCCCATAGATGTCACAGTCTTAGCTCAAAGATTTATTGTTGCACAAAGCAATAGCAGTCAATGGGGTATTTCAGGCATAAATGATGCGACATCGTGGAATACATTAGATAGAGCGCAAATAACATCTTATCCAGATATTTTTGTTGGATTAGGACGATTAAAAGGTCTGTTATATCTTTTTGGAAATCGTTCTGTTGAAGTTTGGTATGAGTCTGGACAGGCTTTTCCATTTAGTAGGGAAAGCACACAAACATTAGATTATGGGTGTGCTGCTGCTGGAAGTATATCTATTAATTTTGAATATGCTATCTGGCTCGCAAGAACTAGAACTGGTCAGCTTTCTGTCGTCTTAACAAAAGGAAGTGATCCAATAACTATAAGTAATCAAGCTTTAGAACAAGAATTTAGTATTTATGAAGATTATGAAGATGCTACATCATTTATGTTTAAGAATGATTATGGGTATATCTTCTATGTTATTAATTTTACTAGTGATAATCGTTCATGGATGTATTGCATAAATACTAATATGTGGTCACAAGTCGCATATAAAGATAAAGATAGATGGTTACCAGAAGCATATTTTTATTATAACGATAGGCATTATGTCTTACCTTTTAATAGTAGCAAGATTTTAGAACTTTCAGATCAGATTTATGATGATGACGGTACATCAATAAAGAAAATGCGTGAAGTAGGGGTTTTTTCTTTACCAACATATAAAAATCACACACTACACGAAATTAGATTCGATGTGAAAAGTGGTGTAGGTCTTGAATTTGGTAAAGATGAAAATCCTATTTTGATGCTAGAAGTTTCTAGAGATGCTGGAATAAGCTATGGAAACCAACTAAGCCAATCTATGGGAAAGATGGGTAAAAGGAATACAGAAGTAAGATTTTTTAACCTTGGGTATAGCCATTTGACTACATTAAGAATAGAAAATTATAACAATATCCCATTTATATTATTGGGATGTGCTTTAACTGTAGGACATGAATAATGTTACAAGATAGACCATTAGACAATATTGCTGAGAAATTAGCGGTTAATCCAAACTGGAGCAGATGGTTTACACAATTAACTAGTAAAGTTAATTATGGAACCCCTCCCTCTCAGACTTTGGATTTATCTGCAAGCTCTCAGATACCAGCAACATCAACTAATATGAGAATTCAAGGATCTAGCGCAGGAACTACAGAATTAACGTCAAATCCGCAAATTGTTACTGGATTCGATGGGCAAAAGATTACTTTAGAAGGCATGAGCGATACAAATATAATTAAAGTAATAGATGGGAATGGACTGCAATTACAAGGTAGCAGTTCATTCGAAATGGGATTAGGTGACACAATAACTCTACATTACAACAAAAGTAGAGAAATGTGGATTGAAAATTATAGAAGTAATAATTGAGGTGAATTATGTTCGAAATAGGAGCAGGTTTAGGAGGAGGTTTGGGGTCTTTTTTAGGATCTATTTTAGGAGGTCCTAGTGATTATACTGGAGGAGGAGAGAAAACTTTAAGTGGTGCAGAAGATTATATTAAACAAATGTATCAACAAGGAATAGGACAATTAAGCCCATATGAGCAAGCTGGTAGAGGTGCTTTAGGAGATTATATGAGTGCCTTAGGTGCTTATAAAGATCCTACTCAATTATATTCACAAATAATGTCTGGATATCAACAATCACCAGCAGCGCAATTTCAAGAACAACAAGGACTGGGGCAATTACAAAATGTAATGGGCGCTCAAGGTCTTGCTGGAAGCGGTCAAGAGGCTAAAGATGTATTGCAATATTCACAAGGTCTTAGTTCTCAAGATATGCAGCAATATTTAAATAATGTTTTAGGTATGGGTCAAACATATCTTGGTGGTATGGGTGGTCTTGGTCAAATGGGTTATGGAGCTGCTGGACAGATGGCTGGGCTTGGAATGCAGGCTGGACAACAAGTTGGTGGATTATCAGAAGCTCTTGCAAATGCACAGGCTTTAGCTGCTCAAAGACAAGCACAATCTGCATCTGGAATGGGAGGTCTTTTAGGTGGTGCTTTGGGTGGTGCTTTAGGACTTTTCTTATAAGGATAATGTTATGGCTATATTTTTTGATCCACAAGCTGCGGCAACAGGAGCAGGAATAATTCCTGGTCTAATGGAGCATGCACAAAAAATAAGACAACAATCCTTATTAATGCCTTATCTTCAACCTGAAGAACAAGCAAAATTAGGATTAACTCAAGCTCAAGCTCAATTAGCTCAAGCAAAAGCGCAAGATCCTTTATTGGGAATGTCTGGAATAACAGGAGCACCAGCATTAGCGGTAAATAGAGCAAAAGTTAGGAGTATGATGACTGGGCAACCATTTCAAGTTACAAAAGAAGATTGGGATGCCGGTGAAGCTTATAGAAAAGCTCAAACAGCAAGTTTACAACAAAGAGGAACATGGTCTTATCTTCCTTCAGCGACTAAATTACAAATGGTAAAACAAGCTCAACAACGAGCAGCAGCTGGAGATAGAAGCTTTTTAGATAGTATTTTGCCTCAAATGAGCCCACAAGAAAAAGAACAATTAGGTATAACTACAGATACAGGTCAAGAATTAGCAGCAGGGCAATCTCCTGCTACTGGATTACAAACTCCTAAAACAGTTCAACATCCAGTCGCAGCGGCATTAACTCAAACTCCAGCCGTTCAATCACATACAACACCTGAAGAACAACAACAATTTGGCGAAATGGCTGCACAAACAGGCAGTCAATTAGAAAAAGAAACATCTGATGAAACAGCTAGAAATAGGGCTGCATATTCAGGTTCGATTTTATCTGAAATAAAAAAACAAGATATTTCTCCAGTTATGGCTTATTCGGGAACTGCTGGAGGTTTAGCATTTAGAAATGATCAAGCAGCTAATGCAGCAGGATTATTAACAGGAGATAGAAAAAAGAGATTTGATGATTATCAAACTTTTTCAAAACAAACACATAAATTTATTACAGATACATTAAGACAAAGTATGGCTACTTCTGTAAGAGAAGGATATGTAGAAAAATATATAGCTGATGCAGTAGCAAACATGAGTCAAGGTGTTGATAATGTTTTAAATAATAATCCTCAACTTGCTCTTCAAAGATGGAATAAATTAAAAGAATATTTACAACATTATCATGATGGTTCTTTAGCAAGAGTTAAAGGCGGAATAGTAGGTGAAGAAAAATTTGAAAAAGGATTTCAATATAAAAAAGGCTTAATTCTCGCTAATGTTCCTGGTTCTACTCAAGAAAATATAGATCATACAGCTAAACAACTTGGAATTTCTCCGGATGAAGTGATTCGCAGATTAAGACAAAAACATGGAGGACAATAATGCCTGAAATGCTACTTACAAAAGAAGATTTACAAACTCCTATTGAACCAGTAACAGAGGCACAACCAATTAATTTATTAGCTGCACAAGCTCAACCTCAGCCTGGAATAACTCCTGATAGACAAGGGCTTTTAAGCAAGATATTAACAAGCGCACCAGTAGCAATGCCAGCAGCAGCAGGTCAAGAATTAGCTCAACAAATAGCAAATGTGACAATGCTTCCAATTAATGTTGTAAGAGGTCTTATGGGAAAACAACCTCAAGCTGCTCCGCAATTACCTAGGGCTCCAGGACAAGAAACATTAGCTGGAAAAATAGGAACTTTAGCTGGTGGAGGGCTTGGTTATGCAGGAACTGCAGAAGCTATGGCTCCTCTTGGTCTTGCTGAAAGACTTGCACCTTTGGCTGGAAAGATAGCACCAGCAGCAGAACAAGCAGCAATAGGAGGTGTTTATGGGGCTGGACAAGCTCCAACAACTCCAGGAAGAGGAGCTTTAGTGGGAGGTGTTACAGGCACAGTTTTGCATGGTGTCGGTAGAGGATTATCTAAAGCTGCTCAAAAAGCAATGCAAAGAGCTGAAGTTGTCTATCCTCGATCAAAAGCAGCATTAGATTCAATGTTAGATAAATTAAGAGGATCTAGCACTAAAGAAACAAGTGCTCAAGATATTTTTGATAGAGCTTCTCAACATTTTGAAGAATTAGAAGGAAAACCTGAAATTGAAACAGCAAGATGGGTACAGCCTGAACAAAGTATTCATACAGCTTATGAAACACCAACAAAAATGGCTCAAGAACAAGGACTTAAGATAAATCAACAACCTTATATGGATAAAATGGATAAAATTAAACAAAAAGAAATGGAAGAAGGAGGTCTTTTCGATGGAGATGAAGAATTAGATGAGGATCAAATCAAAACCATGAATTATCTCAATAAATGGTTAAAACTTAAAACTCCTACTTTCGATAAAGTTGATTTAGCTAAAAGACGGTTAAATAAAGATATTGGACGATTTAAATATGATGATCAAAGACGTCATATAGCTATGGAGGCAAAAGATGCTCTTAAAGATACATTATCAGATTCTTTAGGAGAAGATCCAGAAATAAAAAATTTATGGGAAACAGCAGATCAAAGATATAAAGATGAATTGCTTCCTTTTAAAAAGGTTCCAGGTGGAACAAAAAATAAATCTCCATTCTATAATCGATATGCAAAAGGAAAACCTATTTCAGGAATGGTAGAGGAATATTTAAGACCTTCTAAACAAAAAGATCCTGTTGAATTATTAAATAATTTAAAACACATGATGCCTGACGAAGAATCTAAAGATCTTGTTGCTTATCATTATTTAAGAAATCAAGAAGGAGATCCTGCAAAAATATTATCTCAATACAATAAGTTAGGAGAAAATCAAAAAAATGCTCTGTTTAATAAAGATGATAAGCAGTTGTTAGATTCATATTCGAAATTACATGAAAAAAATCCAAGCTTATTTAAAGAGCCAACAAAAAAAGCTCCTGTTCAAAGAGGATTTGAATCAGCCAGAACAGTTGGAGGGTTAGCTGGAATATTAGGTGGACATCCTGATATTGGAACTTTGCTCTTAGCTTATCCTTATCTTCAAAGATTAGGGGCTGGAGTTGGTGGCAAATTAGCCGGAGTTGGTGCACAAGCAGTAACATCTCCAACATTAAGATCATTACTTATTAGAGGGTATGGACAAGGAGGACAAAGCTAATGGCTTTAGTAAATTATACAATACAACCGCAATTTATTAATTATTTTTTCGATCCAGTAACAGGAGCACCTTTAATCGGTGGAACAATCGAATGGTTTAAGGCGACAGATCATTCTACGCACAAAGCAACCTATTTAACGGACGTTATTACACCACATGCTACTGAACCACCTGAATGGGACAACCCCCATACATTGGACTCTGTTGGATCTATAGGGGCTATTTATTACGCAGATGATGAGCCATACTATATAGAAGTTCGTAAATCTGATACTACTTTAGTAAAAAGTATAGATAATTATCCATCCTCTGGTGATGACGCTCCTGTTGTTACAGAATTCGATCCTACAAATTATTTTTTAAATCCTCAATTTAGATTTCATTATAAAACAGCATTCGATAATGATTATTTAGTTGCTCATCCGAATGATTTTGATATAGCAGCAGATCATTGGGTATTTAGAAGAAATAATACTAATGCTATTAATACTATTTCATTTCCTGAATTTATAGTTGGTCAGACAGATGTTCCTGAGAATCCAAAATATTATTTAAGATATAATTGTACTGGAGTTGGAGGAGCTGGAGAATCTTATAAAGATATTGCGTTAAGAATTACAGGTGTAGAAACTCTTTCAGGTGAAACTGTTACTATCAGTTTCTTTGCTCGAAGCTCAACAAGTTCATCTATTCAGGTGGCTCTTATTCAGCATTTTGGAACTGGAGGATCGCCAAGCGGAAATGTAGAAACTTTAACTATTGAAAGTCTTGGGGTTAATTGGGCTAGAGTTACATTGACTATAGTTATTCCAGCAATCAATGGGAAAGTATTAGGTACAAATAATGATGATGCTTTATATGCTGGAATAAGGCTTCCATTAAATCAAGTAAGTACAGTAGATATTGCTAATTTCCAATTAAATAAAGGTGAGGAATTAATTGAATTTAATTATAAAACCTACGAAATGTCTGCAGTTGAGAAAAAAGCTATAGAATTACCAGATTTAACTAATGATGATGTTGGATTGCCTTTAATTATTACAAGCAATAAAACTATTGCAGTAGATACTGGTATTGTAGGGCATATAAAGCTTTTTGCTCATAATATAAGACCATATGGATATTTATCTTGTGATAGCTCTTCTTATGCTACATTCGATACAATTAGTGAAACTGATGATGTAGTAACTTATAACAGATTATATAATAAAATAGGTAATATATGGGGATATGGTTATAAAGGAACTGGATCAGGAAATGATGGTTTTCGATCTCTTAGAATGGCTGATACTGCTACAAATATTTTAGTAGCTACAAATACATTTATAGGAACAGTAACTAATTGGGCTGATCATGATACAGGATTTACTATTACAACTTTAAATCCAGGATGGTTAAATGGTTTAGGTTTTATTCTTACTTTTGATAATGGAACTATTATTAGATGTACTAATAATGCTAATGGAAATGTTACTGATGCTTCTGCTGGAACATCTGGTTTTACTATTACAAAAATTCAAGATGGTGGTGGATCTCAACCAGAAATATATACTATAGCGCCTCTTGATTTTGCAGGTATTACTGCTGGAACTTATTTTGAAATCAGCAGTACAACAGATGATTATTATGTGTGGTTTACAAAAAATAATGTAGGAACAGATCCGGCAGTTGGAGGTCGAACTGGAATTAGAGTTGATTTATCTTCGCTTCATCCAAATAGACGAGATGTTACGTTATTAGTAGCTGAAGCTTTAGAAGGACATCATACAACTAGAATAGCCTGTAATGCTGCTTCTACTCTTAGTGGCGGTGAATCTTTCTTTGTAGAGAATAATGTAACTAGTGGTCTTTATGTTTGGTATACAATCGATGGTATAGGAACAGATCCTGTTCATTCTGGAAGAACAGGGCTAAAAGTAGCTCTTAATGGTTCTGATACCGCTGCTAATGTTCAACAAAAGACAGATTCTATACTTTCTGGAGCATATTTTACTGTTCCAGATTTTAATGGTGCTTTTGTGAGAATGGATTCTGAGTCATCTAGACAATTAGATCCAGATCATGGTTTTAGAGTATTATCTAGTGATTTTGAAAAAACAGTTGGTTCATTTCAACAAGATGAATTCGAAAGTCATAGACATAGAGTATGGGGAGGAAGTGAAACATCTTCAAGTTGTTATGATATTGCTAATGGAGCTAGATGTTTAGGAGGACCTGAGCATACTACTGGTCTACAATTTAGAGATATTTTTGGCACAAGTGGTAATAAAATAATCGAAAATACAGGAGGAACTGAATCACGTCCAGTCAACTATAATCTTGTTCCATTTATTAAATATTAAGGAGAAATTAAAATGAATTATCAAAAAAATCAAGTAAACCCAAATGCACCATCTAATGAAGTTTCAATAGTTACTAATGTAGGATGGGAAGTCAATTACGATACTGCTTTATCCGCAGATGTAGAATTACCTAATTATGCCTGTAAGTTCCATATTGGAGGTGGAGGAGATTTAATACTTGAGGGTAAAAATGGTGAGACAATCCCTTATTATGGATTATTAGATGGTGATTACGTTATTGAAGTAAGTAAAAAAGTATTATATCAGGCTGTTATAAAAGGAACATTAAGAACTACTACAGTAACGTATACAACTGCGCACGGCGGACAATAATGGAAGATATAAAACGTAGGAATATTTTACAACAAGAAATTATGTTCTGGCAAACTTGTTTAGAAAAAAAAGGTTCATCACCTATATATACTCATTATTGGACATCAACACAAGATGAAGGTTGTGACATATGGGAAGATGAATTCGGAGAAAAATGGACTACAGAATAAATCATAGGAGGATTTTAAATGGCTATTTTACAACGTCAAATTATTCAAAGACCAGTTGCGGATGTGACAACTTTAAAAGCACTAGATGTAACCCTTTATGCTGATGGGGTAATTATTATTATAAAAAATAAAGGAATGTATCGTTATGATCCATTATCAACTGCGACACCTGATGATGATAAAGTAGTTCAACCTACTGTCGGCTCTGGTAGATGGCTTAGAATGACTGATGCAGAAATAGATGAGCATACTGAAAATTTTGATGATCTTGGAGATGTATCAGGGTTTTATTCAACGGCAAATGCAATTGTTACAAACAATAGTATCCCGAATGGCTTAGTTGAAGGTGCGGGAACTTTAAGCCCTACCGGAGCTTTGAAAGTTGTATCTGCTGAATTAGGTCTTGGCTCTGTTGTAAATGAAATATCAAATGACACGACGTTAGAAGACAAAGCAACATCTTTAATAACGGAGCATGTAGCTAAAGACATTAAAGATAAAGCTCAACCGTTGAATACTGATTTAACTGCGCTAGCAGCATTGGATACAGATGGTCTTGTAACTAGAACCGGATCTTCTACGTATGCAACAAGAGTTATTGTGGGGGCATTAAATCAAATTAATGTAGCTGATGGTGATGGGATTGCAGGCAATCCAACATTGACTACTCCTCAAGATATTGCAACTACATCTTCGCCAACTTTTGCAGGAATTACTATTGCAGGAATTACATATCCGACAGCAGACGGCACCGCCGGGCAAGTAATGTATACCGACGGCTTAGGTCAATTAACTTTTAAGAATGATGATCCTGGCATATCAAATGTAGTCGACGACACATCTCCACAACTAGGCGGAAATCTTGATGTAAACGGCAAAAGCATTGTGTCTGTTTCCAACGGTGACATCGCGATTACGCCAGATGGCACGGGCAATGTGCTTTTAGACGGATTGAAATATCCACAAGCCGATGGGACTGCTAATCAAATATTCTATACAGATGGTTCAGGTCAATTAGCTTTTAAGAATCACTATTTTGCAGCAAAACAAATATATCATGTTGACGAAAATG